GAAATATATGGTGAATTATTCAAATCGCCAAATTGATTATCTAGAATTTTAAACTATATTTATATTTTAAGATAAATGTCGACCAAGTTCGACAGCTAATATATCACTTTAAAATTTAAAAAAATGATAAAACAAGAAGAAATTGAGTCATTTTTACATGGAAATGACCCTGAAGAGTTTATAGTATCAATAGAATTTGATTATTTAACAAATTTAATATATAAAATTAAAGAAATTCCGGGAAAAGGAAAAGAGATTAAAAAAGATACATTTATACCATTTGCTTGGGTTGGGGATCTAAAAAATTTGAATTTTTATCAATCTTCAAAAGATCTTCAAAAAGAAGCTATGTCCAAATATAAAATTGTTATAGAAAAACTTGAAACTGGTGGGAATGAAAGACTCGAAAGAGGTCTTAAATTCATGGTTAAATCTCTTTCAGGTTATAGATCGTTAATTCAATTTTTTAGAGATGGTGGAGTTGACCCTTGGGGAGAAAAAACAAAAGATTTAATGTTGATTCTTCCGCCAGTAGAACAATATCTTATACAGAAAGAAAAAAGATTATTTAAAGGATATGAAGAATATAACGATATTACAAGATTTGTGTTTGACTTGGAAACAACTTCATTAGAACCAAAAGATGGTAGAATATTCATGATAGGAATGAAAACCAATAAAGGTTTCAAAAAGGTTATTGAATGTGCTGATGAAGAACAAGAAAGACAAGGATTAATTGAGTTTTTTAGAACGATAAAAGAAATTAAACCATCAATAATAGGCGGATATAATTCATTTAACTTTGATTGGTTTTGGGTTTTTGAAAGATGTAAAGCACTACGTTTAGATGTTAAAAAAATATGTGATACACTTAACCCAAATGTTAATATAAAACAATCTGAAAATTTATTAAAACTAGCTAACGAAGTAGAAAGATATAATCAAGTTGGAATGTGGGGTTATAATATTATCGATATTTTACATTCTGTTCGTAGAGCACAAGCAATCAACTCAAGTATCAAATCTGCTGGTTTGAAATACATAACACAATACATAAATGCTGAAGCAAAAGATCGTGTTTATATACCACATGAAAATATTGGTTCAATGTATGCCAAGAAAGAAGAGTATTGGTTAAATGTTACAAATGGAAAATATAAGAAAGCCGATAATCCCCAATTTAATGAGTTAGATAAAAAATTCCCTGGCACATATATAAAAACAACTGGTGATAATATTGTGGAGAGATATTTGGATGATGACTTAGAAGAAACACTCTTAGTTGATGATGAATTCAATCAAGGAACATTTCTATTAGCATCAATGGTACCAACAACATATGAAAGAGTTTCTACTATGGGTACAGCAACCCTTTGGAAAATGTTGATGTTAGCTTGGTCATATAAACATAAATTAGCAATACCTGATAAAGAGAAGAAAACCGATTTCGTGGGTGGTTTGTCACGACTGTTAAAAGTCGGGTATTCAAAAGACGTTTTAAAATTGGATTACTCATCACTATACCCATCAATACAATTAGTTCATGATGTATTTCCTGAATGTGATATACTTGGCGGTATGAAAGGTATGTTAACTTATTTTAGAAATACACGTATCAAGTATAAAAATCTTGCTAGTGAATGGTATGATAAAGATAAAAAGAAATCACTTTCTTACGATAGAAAACAATTACCAATTAAGATTTTTATCAACTCAATGTTCGGTGCATTATCAGCACCACAAGTATTTGCATGGGGTGATATGTATATGGGAGAACAGATTACTTGTACAGGTAGACAATATCTTCGTCAGATGATTAAGTTTTTTATGAAGAGGGGTTATACACCCTTGGTTATGGATACGGATGGTGTTAACTTTTCAAAACCAGAAGGATGGGAAAATAAAAGATATATAGGAAAAGGACTTAATTGGAAAGTTAAAAAAGGTAAGGAATATACAGGTGATGATGCGGATGTTGCTGAATTCAATGATTTATTTATGCGTGGTGAGATGGCTTTAGATACGGATGGTACTTGGCCGAGTTGTATTAATTTGGCTCGTAAGAACTATGCGGTTATGGAAGCCAGTGGTAAAATAAAACTTACAGGTAATACTATTAAATCTAAAAAATTACCTTTATATATCGAAGACTTTTTAGATAAAGGAGTAAAGTTTTTACTTGAAGGAAAAGGACAAGATTTTATTGAATGGTATTATGAATATTTACAAAAGATATATAATAAACAGATTCCTTTAATGAAAATCGCTCAAAGAGCAAAAGTAAAATTAAGTATTGATAATTATATCAAAAGAACAAGACAGAAGACTAAATCGGGTGGTGATATGAGTCGAATGGCACATATTGAATTAGCAATTAAGCACAAATTGAATGTAAATCTTGGTGATGTAATTTATTATGTTAATAATGGATTAAAAGCATCTGATGGTGATGTTCAGAAAATAACTAAGAAGTTAACAAAAAAACAAACAGAACAATATATTACCACTTATGGTAAAAATCCTCCACCACCTGTTTCTGAAATACAACTAAATTGTTATATGTTAAACTCTAAAACTTTGGAAGATAATCCTGAAATGACTGGTGAATATAATGTTGCTCGCGCAATTGCAACATTTAATAAAAGGATTGAACCACTTCTTGTTGTTTTTAAACAAGAAGTTCGAGATTCTTTATTGGTAAACAATCCTGATGACAGAGGTATATTTACAAAAGGACAATGTGAGTTGATTAACGGACATCCATTCGAGGAAGGCGATCAAGATACGTTAGAAGAAGTTTTAACTTTGTCGGAAGGTGAAGTAAGATATTGGGATAAAAGAGGTATTAGTCCTAATTATATCTACGAATTAGCAGAAACTGGTTGGGAAGAGTATATTTGACATTATTGTTTGTTGATTGAATTCAATATTAGTTCAGCAATAGAACCTCTATCTAAGTTGTCCCCCATCACCGTCTCAAATATACCCTTTTTACGTATTAGAATGTCATATATAACACCTTCAATTGTGTTTTCAAACAAGGGATAATAAACTAATACACTATTTTTTTGTCCATATCGGTATGCCCTATCTTCAGCCTGTGAATGATCCGATGGAACAAACGACAAGTCATTGAAAATAACAACCTCGGCAGATGTTAAAGTAATACCAACACCTGCCGCCTTAATATTTCCACAAAAAACTTTAACCTTTTCATTGTCTTGAAAATCATCCACCGCCTTTTGTCTTGCGGGTTTTGTAGTTGAACCATCCAAATATACGGCAGATTTTCCAAAATGCTCGTATATTTTTTTTAAAGGTTCTGTGAAGTTTGAAAATATGATAACTTTTTTTCCTTGTTCTAAAATGTTCTCGGCTAATTCAATTGTTTGAGATACTTTTTCTTCAGCAATTACTTGTCTTACTTTCATTAATTTTGAAAATTGAACAGTTAAAGAAGATGACTCCTCTTTATTGTCCCTATACCAATTATAATATTCACCCATAAGGTTTTCATATTCTTTGGATTTTAATCTCAAATAAACAGGATTAATAATTTTTTCAGGTAAATCTAACACATCGGTTTTTAATCTTCTTAATATTTGTTTTGAAGTTCTTTCTCGTAGCTCATCTAAATTGGAGGCCCCATTAACGTTCCACACCTTTCTTTTTCCTGCTCTAAATTGGTAACCTTCACAAAAACGAATGACATACGCCATCCAGTTCTGTGCAACGGGAGATTCAATTAAAGACAATAAATTAAAATAATCAATCGGACGAGATGTAATTGGAGTTCCTGTTAACAACCACAATCTATTAACGTTCTTAACAAAATGATTTATTATTTTTGTTCTCAGAGCTTGCGCATTTTTTATCGCGTGAGCCTCGTCTATAATCACCAAGTCAAAATTAGATTTTAATATTAATGATTCTTCTTTATTTTTTGGGTCGTGGAAGTTTTTGAGAATATCGTAATTAACTATGACAAAATCTTCATTTGATGAGAAGTTCTTACCCTCACATATATAAATTGATTTGTCAGTGTAGTTTTCGATTTCTCTCGCCCAATTTAATTTTAATGATGCGGGGCAAATAATCAAAACTTTTTTTGCTCCCGTTTCTAATGCCGCGATAATGGTTGAGGTTGTGTTATGGGTAACAATGCAATGTTCTGTGACATATAATTTATCGGGGGAATCTACTGAAATACAAACACTCTCTTCAAATCCAACCTTTTCAATATTTTTAATATACCTACCTGTTGGATATTTTTTTTGTTCAACATATCTTTCAGATTTTCTTTTTAATCTAAATGGATTCATACCATTTGGTAATTTAATATTAACCCTATAAGCTAACTTACCTTTTTTTTTAATCCCATTATGTGTATAAGTTGCAATACTAGTTTTAACTCTTGCAATACCTCCTAATGTTTGGACAATTTCAACTACATCATCACAAAGTTGTTTTGAAATAGTACAAAATTCAGTCCCTAAAAAATTATCTTTTCCGTTGAACATACAATGCCCATCAGTATCCATTAATCCTTGTAGTATAGATAATCTATTTTCAACTGAAGAATATTTGTATATTTCTGGAATAAATTTATTAATTGCTTTTTTATCCGTCAATTTTAAATCATCCAAAATACTACCTATTTTTATTTTACCACCCTTTAAACTTTTTTTTGTTTTAATTGACGTTAAATTATATTTTGAAAACAATTCGTCATAGTCGTAATCTGACACTGTAAAAAAAATACTTTTACTTTTATCAAAATAACCATCACCGAGACTTAATCCTAAAAAATAAGGATCTATAGGTAATACATTATTTAATTTAAATTGTATTGGTTTAACTATTGGGATTTGCCATTTATTATTACCATTTGGTGATTTATAATAAGTTTCAATTTCATATTTTTTATCTTTATTGTAGTCAATACCTTTAACATTAATTTTACCACCTTCAAACATCTGTTTGGTCGATAATACTAAAGATTTTTTTCGTCTATCATTTTTCCTATTATTACCGTAATTTGGTGACGATACAGACCATAAATGTGATCCGTCTGTTTTTATTTTAACACCGTCATTAAAGGTAATTTCATAAATTTCCTGTTCAGGTTGGGGATAAACTCCTGTGATTTTATATGATAATCCATCGCTACCTATTATTTCATCACCGACTAAAGAATCTCCAATTTTTTTAGTTCCATAGGGCGTATAAATAATTGTTGACTTCGGCATCCCTTTTCCGAGACCCATATCATCCGCTAAAATAAATCTTTTACTTCCGGCAAGTCTTTCTATTGCAATCTTTTGATGTTCTAACGGAGGACGATGTGAATATTTTGAATAATCAATCTTAACATCCTTAATTGAGTGTGTTTTAATTAGTGCGCCTTTCGGTAAATAAAAATCATGATTAGTTTCCCCCGAAAAGAATTTTCCCCAAATATGGTAAGCTTTTTCCTTCTCAACCAAAAGTTTTTCAACCCAAACTTGATTTGGTATTTCTGTGTATAATTTATCATTAGCGATTTTCTTGGCAAAATAAGGATCCAACTCGACCCATTTTTTTGCTATTTTTGGGACTAAATTATTGTATAATGTTATATATTCAGATTGATTTCTTGTTGGATAAAACTTTTTGTTAGTTCCCTTAAGATGTTTTAATTTAAGAATATAGTTATTTGATCCCTGATAATCATCAAGGATATCCATTGCCCTTTGTTCAATTGTTTTTTTTGTATCCAACGTTTTAAGTTGTTATATAGAAAAATAGTAAAAAACTTATATTTATCAATATGTCAAATAATAAATTGGTACCGATAACAAGGCTTGGTAAATTTTTTTCCGAAGAAGATTTTTTTTTAGATTTATCATGTGGTGAAGAATGGTTACATGGTGACATGAATTTCACATTGGTTTTATATAGAATTGATAGAAAAAAAACCTCAACAGATGATGTGTATGGTGAAGCCTTGAAAGATGGTGTTAAATTTTTGGCGCCAGTTGAATTTAAAGGTTATGTTCAAATTATGGCGCCAGAAAATAAATTTTTGGGTAATTCTAAAATTGATCAATTTGAACCCGGTAATCTTAAAGTTAGTGTATTTCAAAAACATCTTGATGAACTTGAAATTGATATTCAATATGGTGATTATATTGGTTATCAAGAAACCGAAAATAGGGTTAGGTATTATGTGGTTAATAATGACGGTAGAGTTGTATCAGATAATAAACATAATTACGCTGGTGTTAAACCTTATTATAGAACTATAATGGCTTCAGCGGTAGTTAATAATGAATTTAGAGGTTTGTAATGAAAATACAGATATTACGAAGAATATATGAAATGAATGATCTTGTTGATTACACTATTCATCATTTGAATAATGAAATTAAAAGTGGTGGATCAGGTAATAAACCCAACAATTTTGGGGTATATGAAAATTTGGTAACCCAAAGAGTTAGTGATATGTTTCAACGTAGATACCCGAATATAGAATATAAAAAACTTGATTTTTTAATCATTATGTCAAGTGTGTATAACGATAAACTAAAAATAGGTTTTAAAAACTCGAGAAAGAAATAATGGAAATATTAATTACAGAAAATAAAATATTTGAAATAATATACAAGTATATTGATATGACACTTAACCCAAGTAATATTAATTTTATTTATGGTATGGGTGAAGATGAAGATGGTTATTTAAGTGCTGATATAGAAGATAAAAATCTATTAATTTTTTATAAAGGAAATTGGTATGGCGAAGAAGATAGTGACATTATTTTTTTTTACTATAAACCTGATTATTATGGTGATAGTCCATCAAGTAAACCTCATAGAGATAAATCCCCAATTTTAGAGGTTATTGGTGACTACGCAAAACATTTAGATCATGTGTTTAGTGATTATTGGGAAGAACCGATGAAAAAATGGTTTCAATATAATTTTAAGTTGCCAGTTAAAACAATTTCAACATAATATAATTATGAAAATTATAATTAACGAAAATCAATACAAAAAAATATTAGAAACTGTCACAAATAAAGAAATAATTTGTGACAAATGTGGTTGGTCATGGGATTTATCTGATGGTGGAAATGACCCATTCACTTGTCATAAATGTGGACATGATAATCAAGACAAAAAACATATTGGTGATAGAGTTATGGTTTATTATAATTTACATAAGCACACATTTTCTGTGACTTATAATGGTGTAGTAATCACTCACGCTGATTATGTTAAATTAACCGATGTTGAATTTAGAGTTAGACAGGGGGGTAGAAAAAAAGTATTAAAAGAAAAAAGAAAAAATGTTCATTCATTTGTAATCGGAACATTAGAAGATTACTGTGAATTCCCTTGTAAAAACATACCGAACGAACCAAATAAAAATATTGTTACATATAATCCTTATATATATAGTACTTATGTGATGAAGGACACTGAAGAACCTATCTACCAAGCAAATAAAGTAGTTATGATTAATTCAAAAAATAAAATTTTCATAGTTAACTAATATGCCTCTACCTAAAAAAATAAAAAAATATTTACCATTAACTCAACCAGAAACTTTATTATCTAGACGTTATGAGTTATTGGATAAAATCAACAAAGATGGAACTTATTTACCTAAATCAATTCTTCATGCCGATTTAGACGGAGGTTTTTTAGAATTTGTTAAAGAAACTTTAAACATTAGTATTGATGGAGTGAGTGTACCAACGGTTAATGTTATTATGACAACTCAAAATTGGGCACAATTTACTGAAACTTGGGATTTTCAAAATATCGATAAAAATGTTGAACCCCCATTTATTACAGTTATCAGAACACCGGAAGTTAAATTTGGGACAAATCCAGCAACATTATATAATATACCAAATAGACGACTTTATTTTTATGCTCAAGTCCCTACTTGGGATGGTAATAGAAAAGGTATGGATATATATAAAATACCTCAGCCAGTTCCTGTTGATATAACTTATCAAGTTAAGATAATTTGTAATAGAATGCGGGAATTAAACGAATTTAATAAAAAAGTTATTGAAACTTTTGCTTCTAGACAAGCTTATCAAGTCATAAAAGGACATTATATACCCATTATTATGAACAGCATAAGTGATGAATCTGTTATGGATCTTGAAAAAAGAAGATTTTATATACAAAATTATGAATTTACTTTATTAGGTTTTCTTATTGATGAAAATCAAATTGAGGTAATGCCCGCCATAAATAGAGTTTTTACTATGGTTGAATTTGGTAAAGATGAAAAAAAAAGAAATAAAAAATCTGATTCAAATCCAAAAAGTTTATCTAAAGAATTAGTTTTTCAAACAGGAACAACCATAGTTGAAACAACTTTTAATTACTCTTGTAATATTTTAATAGGTAATACAGAAAATGTTCAATCTTATGATGTTTATATTAATGACGATCTTTATGGTATAACTTTATCCGAAATATATATTAATTCAGGCGATGTTTTAAAATTAGATATTGTTAAAATAGATAATAATATACTTTCAACAATTTCATTAAACATATTACTTATTTAATTTTTGATTAACTAACACTTTGTTTTTTTTTATGATATTTATATAAAAAACTTATATTATAGGTTTTTTTATTAAAAAAATAAAATAAAAAAAAAGAAAAAATAATGGCAACTTCAACTAATAGTAAAGTGTTTGTGTCTCCAGGTGTGTATACATCCGAAGTAGATTTGAGTTTTGTGTCTCAAAGTGTCGGTGTTACAACCTTGGGTATTGTCGGTGAGACATTAAAAGGTCCTGCTTTTGAACCGATTTTTATCAGAAATTATGATGAATTTTCACTTTATTTTGGTGGTACATCCCCCGAAAAATTTATAAACACACAAATTCCAAAATACGAAGCGGCGTATATTGCAAAATCTTATTTGCAACAATCAAATCAATTGTTTGTTACCCGAATTTTAGGTTTATCAGGATATGACGCAGGACCTTCATGGTCAATTAAAACTATTGCAAATGTTGATCAATCAACAGTTGGATTTGAATGTACTAGTTCAACTACACTAAGTTGTATAACACAATGTGTACAATATAATGTAGTTCCTTATAGTTTTGATTTTACAGGATGTACAAATAATATAGAATCAATAAGTTATGTAACTCCTTTACCAAATATATTAAGTGAAGATATTAATGATTTATATGAACAATTTAATGGTAGTGTTTCTAACATAGGGGCGGATTTAAATAGTCAAATATTTTCTGTTTTAAATTCACCATCAAGTTCAGCATTCTCAATCAATTATTTTGGTGTTATAAGTGGAGATACTTATGAAACTTTATCAGGTTATACTGATGATACAAACGTATTTAACGTTAGTAATGTTAATTCAAATAATGTGGATTATACTGATCCATTAAACGACGCTTGGTATTATGCCACATTTGACCACATTGGAAATAATTCTTATAGTGGTTATTCTTTTTATAGTACGGTACCGTCATTAACATTAACATCATCTCAATCAAATTGTGCATCGTTTTATAGTTATGAAGTAAGTTCATCAACTATAAGTACGGTGGTAGGAAACATAAATTATTTAACTAACACAATAAATATTTGTTTACCATCCACCGCAACTACAGCGGATACTTCAGCGATGACTATCACGTATAGTGCATGTACAACAGGAGTAACATCAGACGCTGTTTTACAATCAGCAATAACTGAAAATTATGATTTTAGTGCTTTAACTAAATCATATGTTTTAACTTCTGAAGATGGTACTGTAACAACTAATTGGACAGTAAATGTTTATGTAAATGACCCTTGTGGTGTTTGTGTGTCAGGAAATACTGGTACAATAGATACAGGGACTATCACTAATTGTTTTTCAGGTACTATTTCAGGTAATATTTATGTTTTTTCCGCCAATTCATTTAGTGATTACGATAATTTAGTTGTTGCAACATTAAGATCTAGAGGTTTAACAACATATTCTAGTGATAATGAACCCACATATGAAGTAACAGGATCTACTAATGTTTTTGGTAGCTTTATTGGTGATGATGTAACTTTGGATTGTTTAGGAAATTATTCAGCGGCAACAAAAAATCCTTTTAGTACATTTGGTATTAATGTAACTAATATACGAGGAGAAAATTTATTTTTTGAAACCTCATTTTTAAGAACAGATACTAACTTTATTACTAAGGTTTTTGGTCAATCGAATTTTTCTAAACCAAGAACAACAGTACCTTTATTTGTTGAGGAAGAATTTACCACTTTATTAAATTATGCATACAGAAAAGGTTATATTAGAGGGTTGGATTGTCAATTAACCGCTCTACCTAACGCAAGACAAGGTGTTGATCCTACTTCTATAGCATTTTATCTTGAAAAATACCAATCCCCAATCTCACCTTGGTTGGTTTCTGAAGTTAGAGGTAACAAAGTTTATAATTTGTTTAGATTCATGACAATTGCTGATGGTAATGCGGCAAATACGGAATTAAAAATTTCAGTCGCTAATATATCATTTAATAATGGTTCATTTGATTTATTAATTAGAGATTATTTTGATACTGATTCCGCACCTGTTGTACTTGAAAAATTCACAAATTGTAACATGGATCCTAACGATAACAATTTTGTTGCAAAAAAGATAGGTACAATAGACGGAGAATATCAACTCAACTCAAAGTATGTAATGATTGAGATTAATGAAGATGCTCCTGTAGATGCTTTACCTTGTGGATTCTTGGGTTATAACTTTAGAGAATATGGTGATGCAACACCTCCATTCCCAATTTATAAAACAAAATATAACTTCCCTGGTGAAGTAATTTGGAATCCTCCTTTTGGGTTATCAACAGGTGGTGACGATCAAATATTAAGTAACGGTGATAACGTTCGTAAAACTTACTTAGGAATGTCTAATTCAGATGATGCCGGTTATGACGTAGATTTCTTTGGGTATAAAGGTAAACAATTACCAACTCAAGTTTGTACAGCAATAGAAGGTAATAATTGGGCTTATAGAACTAAAGGTTTCCATATGGATATTATGGCGTCAGCAATTACCATACCTGATATATTTGTTACTTCAGGAGAATCCGCTTTCTATGTTGGTTCTACAACATTCCAATCTGAACCTGAAACAGAAACAAGTCCTTATTACAGATTATTCTCTCGTAAATTTACTTTTTTTGTACAAGGCGGTTTTGATGGTTGGGACATATATAGAGAATATAGAACCAATGGTGATAGATTTGCTTTAGGTAGAAATGGTTATTTAAGAGGGGCTTGTAGTTCTACAAATTATCCAACAGCCACAGGTTGGGGAGCGTTTAAACAAATTACAGTTGGTGATAATTCTGTAGATTGGGCAAACACCGACTATTACGCTTACAAATTAGGTATTAACACATTTTCAAATCCTGAAGCAGTAAACATAAATTTATTTGTTACACCTGGTGTTGATTATGTTAATAACTCAGATGTAGTTGAACACGCAATTGATGTTATTGAAAATGACAGAGCGGATTCACTTTACATTTGTACAACACCTGATTTTCAAATGTTTACACCTTCATCAACAAATCCACAAGATTTAATTTATCCACAAGAAGCTGTAGATAATTTAGATCAAACAGGAATTGATTCAAATTATACGGCTACTTACTATCCTTGGGTATTAACAAGAGATTCGGTTAATAACACTCAAGTTTATATTCCACCAACAGCAGAGGTAACTAGAAATTTAGCTTTAACAGATAACATTGCTTTTCCTTGGTTTGCCGCGGCGGGTTATACAAGAGGTATTGTTAATTCAATTAAAGCCCGTAAAAAATTAACTCAAGAAGATAGAGATGTACTTTATAAAGGTAGAATTAATCCAATAGCCACTTTTTCAGATGTTGGTACCGTAATTTGGGGTAATAAAACCTTACAAGTAAGGGAATCTGCTCTAGACCGTATAAATGTAAGACGTTTATTGTTACAGGCTAGAAAATTAATATCCGCAGTTTCAATAAGATTATTGTTTGAACAAAATGATGCGGTTGTTAGACAACAATTCTTAGACACTGTTAACCCTATATTAGACGCAATTAGAAGAGATAGAGGTTTATACGATTTCCGTGTAACTGTATCTTCAGATCCGGCTGATTTGGATAGAAACCAATTAACGGGTAAGATATATATTAAACCTACTAAGAGTTTAGAATTTATCGATATAACATTCTATATCACACCAACAGGTGCTTCATTTGAAAACATTTAATTAAAAATTAAATATGATTAAAAACCCCTTCTATAATGGAGGGGTTTTTCATTTTAACACCATTTCAAATTTTATTGAACCACAATCCCAAATCCTATCATAGTTTTTTTCTTGCATTATTTCCCATTCAGTTTTTTCTTTTGAGTAACCCTCTTTAACCAAAACATTTTTTCTGAATGTGTATCTATGATATCTATTAATAAACTTTTTCTTATCAACATACCAATAATTAGGTGGTGTTATATCAATCTTATTAAAACCTATTTTTGAATACACCATTTTTTCGGGGTTAATACCAGACCATCTAATATCAGAATATGTAATTATTTTTGTTGGATTTTGTGATTTTATAAAATGATTAAGTAACTTAGAGAAACCCCCAATTACGTTTGTGTTTATTTTATTACAAAATCTTATTAATTCATACTCACTATTCAAGTTTTCTTTTTTACTAATAAATTTCCTTTTATTTCCAAATGTAATTAAACTAACCAATTCATTTTTGTAGAACAAACCGAATCTATATTTATCAATCGACATACCTTGTATATGATTTTTTTCCAAAAATTCGGAAGAAGTTTTTTTATCAATTTCTTTTATTTCACACAAACGAGCGTATATTCTATCATTTAAATTCAATAGATTTGATAATCTTGATAGTGTTATCTCTTTTTTTAGGATTAATTCATCTTCAAAAATCTGTATTAATTTTATACCTTGTTTTTCAGACTCTATTGTTTTATTTAAATGATAATTTTTGTTTTTTTCACCCATTATTTCACTGTGAAAATAATTTCCGTTTACCTCAATACCTAAATTAAAATCAGGTATAAATATATCTATCTCACCACAGTTAGTTAAGTTTCTTTTATTGTCAATATGTTTTATACCATTATCATCCAAAAAATCTTTAATAATTAATTCTAATTTGGGGTTTTTAACAATAGGAAAACATTTTCTACAAATAGGTATTTTACCTGAACCTAATAATGTACTGGTAAAAATACTATTACAATCTAAACATTGAAATGAATATGATAAAGAAGTATTCCCACTCTTATTGATAGAATAATCGTCCAATAACTTTATATTATTCTTTTCCAATTTTGGAATCAAATTTTTCAGATGTCTGTTTCTTACAGTATTTTTTAATTTATTTACAAAATCAGGTACATACATTGGATGTTCAACACCATATTTAGACAAAAAACTTTGTTTGTTTTTAACTTTAAATTCGTCTAATTTGTACAAACTGTCAACACCATATTTTTCTAATAAAGACTCTTTAGTTTTTTTAATTCTATATTCTTTATTTTCTTTTTTGTTTTGCCATATCTCTCGACATTCTTTTGAACATAGTTTTTTTTCGTGTTTTTTTCTTTCCACAAATTCATTTCCACATTGAACACAGTATCTTTTTTCTCTTACTGTATTATCTTTTTCTCTACCAAG